CGAAAAGGACTTTACGCAAACATCCACGCAAAGCGTAAGCGCATAAAAGCGGGGAGTGGTGAGAAGATGCGGAAGATAGGATCGAAAGGCGCACCAACAGCTAAAGCGTTTAGACGATCAGCAGGTAAGAAATAATTTGGCTATGGCAGCTAAAGCAAAAGATTCAAGATTGGCAAAAGCTGGTGTAAGTGGCTACAACAAGCCGAAACGTACACCGTCTCACGCAACCAAGTCTCATGTTGTAGTTGCCAAGAGTGGCGGACAGACAAAGACTATTAGGTTTGGTCAGCAGGGTGTTAAGACAAACCAAACTGCGGGTCAGCGAAAAGCTTTTAAGAGTAGACACCAAAAGAATATATCTAAAGGGCCGATGTCTGCTGCCTACTGGGCAAACAAAGTTAAGTGGAGTCCAAGTAAGACTATGTCTGACTCTAGCAAATGGAAAAAGGGATAATTTGGCTATGGCTAAAAACACAGAAACAGAAAATAAGCAGACCGTTGTTATCAACGGTGAGGAGCACAACGCAGCGGACTTGTCACAAGAACAGGTGGCGTTGCTTAATCACGTAGCCGATCTTGAAAACAAGATTCGACAGATCAGCTTTAACTTGGATCAAGCACAAGGAGGTAGAAACTACTTCATGAGTTTGTTAACTGAGGCTATGAAAGCAGAGCCAGAGGCTAAACAAGAAGAAGCTGGTAGTTAAGATGTGGGGACAGATACGGCAAATCTTATACAGACCCTTGGGTTCCCTGTTGTCGCTGCGGCGGCAGCAGGAATCTTTGGGTATAAGATTGTCTTCTACGTCTTGCGCGATTTGTCGGGCGAAATTAAGGAACTCTACACGATAATTGTCAAACTGATTGACAGGTTAAATGGAAATGATAAAGAAACAAACAAGCTTGCCAAAGAAATCGCTATGCTACGAGTTGAAGTTTCGTCCCTCTACAAGTGCATGGGTGTTACCCCTAAAGGCAAAAAGATTTCTAACGATAGCAGGGATTAGCGTAGCTGTTATTCTGGTAGGTGCAGGCTGTAAGAGTTTGCCTGGTAAGCTGGAGATTGATACGCCGTTCTTTGACGTTGAGTACGAAGGAAAGGAAGCAGCATAAAGTTGCCTGTGTTTAATGAGTTTAGACGACATAAAGGTTGGCTTTGCTTCTGTTACAGGTCTGGGTAACTGGATGTTAGAGATTGATATAATTTTGAAAGCTGGGATTAGCCTAGCTACATTGGTCTACATAGTGTTAAAAATAAAGGAACAAATGAAGAAAGGTTAAATATGCCAACAGTAGGTAAAAAGAAATTCCCGTATACAAGAGCGGGTATGAAGGCTGCAAATGCAGCGTCAAAGCGTCAGGGCAAGAAAGTAGCCAAGGCGACGAAACCAAAACGGGGAACTAAAAAGACAAGCTATGCTTAAAGGCAACAAAACATACATGACTGCAGCGGGGGGTATTCTAGCTGCAATAGGTGCGTACTTTAGCGGCGACATGGAACTTGGTATGATGCTTAATCTCGTCATTACTTCGTTGCTCGCTGTCTTCTTACGCAAAGGCGTTAAATCAGATACAAGTGCTGAGTCTGGCAGTAGCGATTCTTAAAGCGTCTCCAGTGCTTGCGGAGTTATTCGGCAATGCAGTTGATATGCTTAGAGAGCAGCAAGCGCAACAGCGGCGTTCCAACAAGGATGCTGCTGTTGATGCTTCTGTTGACGAGTGGTTGCGTAAGCGCGAAGCTGGAAAACAGCGAAAGGCTGATGAGTCACCCAGAGTTTCCAGCAGCAGCGCAGACGGCTCCTGAGTTTACACGCGAAGCACTCAAGACAATTAACAGGCTTGAGTACGAAATAGAAAGGCGAAAGTAGTGGCTACGGTAGCAGTAACAGCAAAGGCAAGACCTTCGGTGAGTGCGGTAACAGCACAGGCTAAAGGAGCTAAGGTTGCGTTAACGGCACGTAGCAAGGGGTCTGTGACAGCAGTAACAGCAAGATGAGTGTAGAGTATATATTAGATAGGGCAGGTAAGAAGCTGGGGATTAACCCAAACGATAGTCATCAGCGTTCTATTATGCTGGACTATCTCAATGAGGGCGCACAGGAACTCTACGAGGAGTCTGATATGGTTGGAAGTCTTGTGGAAGACTCGTTTTATGTGCAGGGAGACAAGACCATAGCTTTGCCCAGTAATGTAAGTTCTGTACGTGCTCTAAGGGAGAAAGAAAGCAGACACCCTTGGAGTCTGGCTAACTTAACAGAACGCTACGCTCGCAATAACACAGAGCAAGACCACAGGACTTGGCGTATTAAAGGCTACGAACCCTTTAAGGTAACGCCCACAAGTTTCTCTGGCATGAAAGCTACGGTTACTGCCGCTATGCCTTCTGTTACGCTGACTGTCGTTGGTACGGCTGCGGGTATAACAAAAGCTTTTGAGGATGTTACGTTAAGCAGCACAAGTAATACGTTCTCTACGACGTTTACGTCTATAGAGTCTATCATTAAATCTGACGTATGCACGTATGACATAAGTATAAAGCAGTCGGATAATACTGTGGTCGCAGTTATACCCAATAACGAGAAGGAATCTCGCTACCTTATCTTGGATGTTAGCAAGTATCCTTGGGATTCTGATGCAGCACAGACTGATGAACACACGCTGGAAGTTCTGTACAAGAAAAAGCTGCCTTACCTAAGCAAAGACAGTGACGAGTTTCCTGCTGATGGTTACGACAATATTATTGTAAACAAGGTGATGCAGCTTTTTATGGAGGAGCAGGGCAAGATAGAGGAAGCTATGCTGTACGACAAGAAGGCTTCTCGGAGTATGGGTAGGCGTAACGCAGACCTTGAGCGTGGTCAGGTGCAAAAGATTAGATTTGATAAGCACCCCCACGACAAACTTAACATATCGCTGCTCGGTAAGTACAAAGCGTCAGGTCTTTTCTAATGGATTTTATACAACAGTCTTTTGGCGGTGGTATGAATCTTAGTGTCGATGATACTAGGGTTCCTACTGATGCCTACAGGCTGGCGTTTAATGTCAGAAACAGGCACGACTCACTGGAGACTGTTAAAAGGAGTGAGGTGTTTGATATGTCAATACTCGCACCTAGGACAGATCCAAAGGTGCAGGGTATACTTTTTGTAGACCCGTACTTTTTTATCTTCGTTGATGGTGAGTGTCTTAAAATGCACAAAGACACGGGCGTTGTTACAGAAGTTTACGGGCCGTCTAGTTCTCACATAAAACCTGCTACCTACGCTAATGGTGTTACCACAGGCACGGGTACTATAAGGATGTCAACTTCGGTTGAGTTTGTGTTCACAGCAGTTGTTCCGCCATCGTATGATAACTTCGCTGGCTCTGCTGTTTCTGCAGATAACCCTAGCGCAGGAGGTAAGTCAGACTACACTAAGCGGTTGCCGCCAACTGTTGCTGGTATAGTCGTACAGGATGGTGTTAGTAGGCCGAACCTTATTGAGATAGCGGCGGATACTACTGTTACAGCCAGACAGTTGATGGGTTATGAGCAGTGGCGGAATCATTACGTTACAGTAAACAACGGCAGCGGTTACAGTGCGGGTACTTCTACGTATACGGTAGACGCTATTCCTGTGCAGATTAACTCAGGTTCGGTAATCACTTTTGCCAGCGGTGCGACGCTTACAGTTAGCGACACCAACGCTGCTAGCGATACAACCCTTGCGGGTACGTTGGTTGGTAGTGTTGCAGATAACGAAGTTGGTGTTTTGGGTTTCCGTGAGTATGTGCCGATAGGCAAGCAGATGGCTTTTCATGGGGGTAAGTTATACGTGGCCTCTGCAGATGGGACAAAGCTTTACCATAGTGTTAGTGGAAGACCTTTGGATTTCATGGTTCCGCTTAACAACAACGGCGATAAAATCCACGACTCTGAAGTTAGCGGAGGTGTCGAGGCTGTAGCCTATACAGTTAGTAACGATCCTATAACCTGTCTTCGGTCGTTGAACACTGAAGAACTTTTTGTTGGTGCATCAAACTCAAGCTATGCTGTTAAACCTGACACGGTAAACACAATCTTTGGCGAGCCGACTTTCACTAAGAAGTACCTGTTTAGTACAGGGCCGGTAAATCAGAATTCATTTGTAGACTTGCTGGGTGACATGGCGTTTATAGACCAGACAGGCATTAGATCGTTTAACGCTGTGCAGCAGTCGGAAGTCTTGGCTAGAAACGATATCTTCTCACGACCTATCTCTAACATATTTGAAGGCGTTTTACAAGACGGGTCTTTTCAGTGTACGGCAATACACAAAGGCTATGCGCTGTTTCATATGCTTACAAACCTGCCTGAGCAACGGGTGTCTGTAGTCTACGACATGGCCACCAAAAAGTTTGTGAGTCTGGATACACACAGAGATTCTAATGTTGGTGTTGAGACTTGGGACGGAGATTCTACTGCAGAGATCAGCCCTCTGTTAAGTCAACGCAGCAAGCCTATACGGG